ATCTAGGAGCAGTGGCACTACTGCGACTTGCGTCCTGATCCGAGGGGATGCTTTTGCACCCCACCTATCGGTGGCTTCTGGCCGTTGCCAGCAGGCTTTCCAGCCTGTCCATGAACACTTCCTCTTGTGTCCGTGGTGCCTCCGAATGGCTTCCTAGCATCGCTGCTAGGGTTGCCAACAACCCGCGCTGGGCCTCCGGCTCGGGGATTGTTCCCTGGAGCATGATTGCCAGTGCGTCCACCATGGTGTCGATTGTCGCCCTGTCCACTTCGATTGGCTGGAGCCCCGCCTCGCTTCTTGCGCGGCTGAGACTGCCCGTCTTCCGTAGGAGGTCGTCGATCAACTTGAGTAGCGCGCTCTTGACGCGCTGCTGATGGCGGGTTGTTGCTGTTTGCAGGTCCGTTTGATTCTGATTCATTGCTGATTTCATTCATCGTATGAACAACCACGGGGTACTCTAGCTCTCCTTCAACTTCGGCGATCACCTTCGTGATTCGGTCGACTTCGAAAAGTGCGGGTACATCCTTATAGCTAGCGCAGTTTTTAATAACTTCAACCATGCGCGCCAGCTCGTGGCATTCGAGACTGCAAAGTTTAGAAACCTGTTGGTTGATCAGGTCCTGGTCGTCTGGGTCTTGTGGCCATGCGAGAGTCTGTTTGTAAGCTTCTTCACTCGTCAGAGCTTTTCCCCCGTAATCGGTTCCAACGTCATCACCTTCTGCCTTTTTACAGCTTAGACGGCAATAATCGCCAATTATTGGAGTTAAAGTATCGGTTGTGAGATAGCCCAGGCACTTGTTGACTCTGGCTTGGGAAGGGGGCACCTGGGTGTTGGCTGATAGATGTATTTTCGCCATTGTTCGCATTGGATCTTGAAACGACGTTTTAGTTGTCGCTGGGTCACAGAAGAACCTACCCAAATAAGGATAAGGTCCCTCAGTGTGTACTTCAGGTTTTAGCTGAAGTCCCAAGTCCTTGCAAACTGCTTCCAGTGCTTCCTTCAGGCCAGTGCGGTTCTTCATGTATCCATCATCGCCACAAGCAAGGCCAATTGCTGCCATCGCTTCTTCCTTGGAAAGTTTTAACCTCCTCAAGGCGCAATACATTACAAAGGCGTTGATCATGGTGTTGGCATCAGTGGTAATAGGAGATCCACTGCGAGTCCCGCATCCTGCGTCATATTTTAGCCCACATTCGGTGAAGGCCGTCCGTGTGAAGATGGCTCGGTACAAATTTCCGAGTCGCCTGCGTTCAGCAGGGGCGAAAAACGACATATATCCAGCTTTGGCAACGGATTGGAGGAACTCCGAAATCGAGCCGTCAAATCGTGAAAAATCTGTCGTGATCACACCATCTTCAGTGGTTAACAATCCAAGACGCTCGAGCGTCTCCAGGGGCGTTTTGCCGGGTCCATACCAAGCCTGGTTCTTTAGCACCGCCTCCTTGAAGGCATAAGTGTATTCAGATAACAGGGTGGTGACCTCTTGTGGCACCTGGGTGATTGTTCGTGGGTCATTTGGCGCCGCATACCCCTCAGCCTTTATAAAAGTCTTTAGGGCTCCGACGACGTTCTCGGAAAAGTAATGCTTCGCGTTCTCAAATCTTCCTCTCTGGGCTTTCTTATTCTGCTTTTCGGCGACTTCTTCAGTCGAGATGCTAGATCCGGTACCTGCGAGATTTCCAATCAGCAATTGGATAAACTCACTCTTGAGGTGTTTGATATACGCGGGGGGGTCCTTATCATTTCTTGGTTTGTCGACCCTTCCCTGCACACTGCTAATGTCACTAGATATCGATTTT